AATACCGGGTTCAAGGATCAGCTGAGCGGTAGCGTCACTCAACCTGGTAGCGTTGCGGCATGGGATGCCATTCGAAAGTCGAATAACGCAGATTGGACGCCTGAGAAAGCGCGAACGATCGGAGCTATCAACCGCGCCATAGATCAAGATATCGCGGCGGCGGCAGGCTCTGAGGCGTACAAGCTTGGCGACGCTATCCACCGTGCTCAACAGAACATCATGGGCGCTCCGGCCTTCAAGAAGGTTTTCGGAGAGGCAGATTCAAACGGGATTTCTTCGGGGGTTGCTGCCGAGCAGATTCCAGGGAAATTGAACAATATGCGCCTCGATCAATGGCGACATATTTACAACACTCTGGATGATCTTTCGCGCGGTCAAATCTCCGGAGCTCCCGAAGGTATCCCCGCTGTTCCGACCGAATTGCAACAGATGGCGGCAGCGGCTAAGAATGAAATGCAGGGTGCTCTTGCTCGCGAAGTCTATGAACAGGGAGCATCTAAAGCTGGCGTATGGAATCAGAACAGCGTAAATAAGACTCTGAATTCTGTTGTTGGTGAGAAGATTCTCCAAACTTTCCCGCCTGATGAGGTAGCTAAGTTCCACACCCTGAATTACGGCGGTCAGATTATGCCTGGCGTGCATTCGTACGAAGGCGCGGCGCAGCAGGCAGCACGGCTGAATAAACCCGGGTTCGTTGAGAAATACGCACCAAGCGCTGGCGCTGCCGTTGGCGGGGCGATAGGGCATGCGATTCCTGTCCCTGGCGCTGGTGTTCTTGGCACGCTTGGAGGGACTAAAGTAGGCGGCGGAATTGGTAAACTAGCGGAGTCACGAAGGGCGTCAAAACAGCTTGAATCGCTCAATAAAGAGCTTCGCGCAAATTCGCAGAAAGGATTAGACCGTCTGCGGTGAGTATTGAGATAATCACAATATTTCAGGGGTAGGTAAATGCCTGCAACGCTTCTGCCAAACGCAGAGACACAGTTCGCCGATAACAACGGGAAACCGCTTGCAGGCGGCTCCGTTTATTTCTACGTGCCGAATACGACTACGTTCAAAGCGACGTGGAAAGATTCCGCACAGACTATCCTGAATACGAACCCTGTCATCCTTGACGGAGGCGGTCGAGCGATCATTTGGGGTTCCGGCGTCTATCGGCAAGTCGTCTACGATGTCCATGGAAACCTGATTTGGGATCAGATCACCGAAGACACAAGCGCGGGCCTGTTCGGGAACATCACGGACAACGTGTATCTGTCGGGGACGGGATTTACTCCGGGCACGACTACTCAGCTTACGATTTCGACGGCACCCGGCTCTCCCGCGAATATGTGGGTGTTCTTTGACGGCGTTTTCCAGACGGCTGATACGTACTCGATTTCTGGCACTACGGTTACGTTCAATGCGCCTATCCCGGTCGGCGTGCAGGAAGTCACGATCAAGGTTGGTAGCACAATTGCGATTGGTGCTCCTGGCACTGGCACGGTCACGAACGATTCCGTAGCCAACAACGCAGCTATCAGCAGCTCGAAGCTTGCATTCCTCGCAAGCGGCGCCGGCGCAGTCTCGCGCACCGTTCAATCCAAGCTCTCCGATTGGATCTCAGTTAAGGACTACGGCGCGAAGGGCGATGGCGTTACCGACGATACGGCATCCATTAAGGCCACGATTGCCTATGCTGGAGCCATTGGCGGCGGCACAGTCTATTTCCCTGCTGGCACATATCTTGTTTCGTCTCCGATCCCACTGACGCTTCCTAACGTCCAGCTGTGGGGGAATTCTGCCTACAGCGCGACGATCACGGTTCCGAGCAATGCTACGGGCTTCATCGGCTATAACCCGAATGCTGTTTTCATCCTGAACGCGAACAATTGCGGAATCTCGAATCTCGGGATGGATGGGAATATCGCCAATAACACGTCGCAATCCTTTGGGGCAATTTCCACCACTATTTCCGTCTCGGGCATCTACGTCACGGACTGCTACATCCACGATTTCATCTATAACGGGATCGTGACCCAGCCGGCATCCGGCGCAGTGTCTAACTTCAAGATCGAGCGCAATCGACTCCAAAACATCGGGTGGGGCGGCATCAACGCATGGTGCACGACCAACGGTTCGATCAAGGATAACTCCGTCATTTCGTGCGGATCAAACGGCATCTTGACCGGCTATGCCTCGCAGGTGTCTAACTTCAACGTTAGCCAGTACATCACGATTACGGGCAACTACGTCTCAAAGGCTGTACCTCCTACCGCTACCGTAGGCGCGGCTGCGGAAAACGGGTTCATGATCGTTATAGGCGCCGGCGATAGCTACATCACGGTTAGCGACAACGTCTGCAATGACAACCGAAATGCGGCAGAAGATGGCATTGGCTTAGGTCAAGATGGCACGCGCATTAACGAAGGATTGGTTTTCGATTCCAACGTTGTAATTTATGCTGGGCTGTACGGGATCGACGTTGCCTCTAACCATGTGGTGAGCAACAATTACATTCGATATTCAGCGCAGCAGGGCATCAAGCTTGGCACGGATCAGGGTGGAAATCTGACCGATGCCATCGTTATCGGCAACATCATTGACAGTTGCAATTTCGCAGGTACCGGATCGAATCAAGGTATTTGGGTTGCAGCTACGCTTACCGGCGCGCATCCGACTGCGCTTTATCAGAATATCCAGATCGAGGATAACCTCGTCATTGATTTCAACTCGCCCGCGCATACGGTCTACGGCCTAGGCATCGCGTTCCAGAACAATCTTACCTATAACAATTGCTCGTTCAATGATAACGACTGGAGCCAGCTCGCAGGCGTAAACGGCAACGCTATGAACTACTCCGGATCTCCTGCCGCGCAGACCGGTTGGACGTTCAAGGGTAATAAGCATCCGTCCGCGCTCCCAGTCGTTACTGGATCTGTTCTGAGTGTTCTAGGTCTTGATAACGCCACTGTTACTCAACCGGGCGCGACGAACGTAACGAACGTTATTGGTATCTACTCCGGTCAAAATCTGACGCTTCAGCAGGGGGACGGCAACACTACCTATGTGATTGGTGGAAACATTCTGCTTCAAAGCGGAACTCCCGTTGCTGCTGCATCGAACAGCATTATCAAGATGTTCTCCTACAGCGGTAGCATGTACCTAAACAAATTCTTCACGCCATGAAAAAGAAAATTCTTGCCTTCACTATTGGTGTTTTCTCAACACTGGTAGGTGCCGCAACGACAAATCCGGTTCAGCTTCTTAATCCGGCCGGGTCTACTTCCGGACAGGCTGTTGTCTCGACTGGGCCTAGCAGCGCGCCTTCGTGGGGCAGTGTTGCTGCGGGTTCTACAAGTTTCACTCAGACTGGAACTGGAGCGATTACGCGCAGTCTTGGCGCGCGTGCTCAGGATTATATTGATGCAGCTGACTTCGGCGTGAAGTGTGATGGTGTGACTAACAACACGACTGCGTTCAACAATGCAGTTGCTGCCGCACAAGCTGCAAACCGCCCTTTGTATATCTTCAGCAATGGCGGTACTTGCATGACGGATCTTATCAACTACGGCACGCCGAATAATCAGATTTCCATATACGGTGATGGTGCCACGCTGCAAAAGATCACGAATGATGGCAACCCTGTTATGCAGATCGGCAGCTTGTCGATGACGCATTACATTGGTCCCATCACAATATCTGGTCTTATTTTTAGTGGTTTCTCCGCTTCAACCACGCCGGCAGCGCTCCTGTCGTATGACCTCGTGCGTTCAAAGTTTTCCAGCAACACCTTCCAGAACGCTCAGGTCGGCCATCTTGCTTGGGGGGAAATTTCAAACTATTACCAAGACAACATTTTCCAGAATAACCAGATCGGCTATCGAGCTGATGCGAACGCGTCGCTCTTTGGCGGCGGCATCCCGAATCTCATCACTATGATTGGGAATCGGTACGTCAATAACTCGACATATGGAATTTTTTACAACGGCGGGAATGAGCTTCTTGTAAAGGGTTTCGACATCGAAGGCAACGGAACGACAGGTACTCCGGCATCTGGCGGGGCATACATTGCCGCTCTTTCATCCGGAGTCGGCGCAAGCTTCGATAGCGGTTGGTTCGAGGCAAATGCCGGCGGCCAAAACCTATGGCTTAACTCAGGTCAGAACGATGTTCGCTCTACGATGTTCATTGCGTCCCCTAACGCGACAAACGATATCAAAATTTCGGCTGGGAATTATTCTCTGAAGAACGTCGTGTGCGTCAACAGCAAGTCCCCCAATATTCTCGAAAGTTCTTCATCAACTGGTAATACTATCGATGATACGTTCTGCCCGAATGTGACTTTCAACGCAGCAAACACAAAAGTATTCTCGCCTACTGGCGGTAATTCGATCAATGGCAATACCAATTTCACCGGCTCCATTCAGCCTTCCTCGACTGGCGGAATCGTCGGCACCACCCTGGCAGATGCAGCTAATGCGGGCAGCGTTGGCCAAGTCGTTTCCAGCAACGTTGCTGTAGGGTCGGCTATCTCTCTTACTAGCGGAACTGCGGCAAACATCACGTCTATCAGTCTCCCGGCAGGCGATTGGGATGTATGGGGTACCGTTGCAACTAACCCCGCGGGCACTACTACTCAATCCTTTACGCAAGCATCCATCAGCACCGTATCTGCGACTATTCAAACATCGCCTAACGGTGGCGGAACAGCAATTTACCCATATACCGTTGCTGGCGGAAATCCGGTAACAGTGCCCGCCGGAACGCGACAAATCAACGTTAGCACGACGACGACTGTTTATCTCGTCATCAACTCTACGTTCGCAACTTCCACAAATACTGCCTACGGGTTCATTGGCGCTCGTCGCCGTCGCTAAAAACATATACGGCCATCATCAATACGGGGTAACTATGCCGACCATCGAAGATTTGCACGCGGCCGATAGGGAGCACGCAATGGCAATCGAAGCACTTAGGGCGCGTCTAGTCGCTCACGACGAAACCCTTGACCGCCACGAGCGCCATCTAGCAAAACTTGATGAGACGGTTGTGATGCTCCGAGAGGGGCTGATGACGGTAGCGAAGAAGGACGATATTTCCGATCTTCGCCGGGACATTAACGATAAGTTCGATAAGCGCTTGACTGACGCTCACAATTCGATCCCGGCCAAGTTCGCGGCGGTCTGTGCGGCCGGCATGTTCCTGCTTGCAGCGATCACACTGGCTCTGAACGTAGTGCGGCATGGATAAGGTTCTACGGATCTATCTGACGGTCAGGAAGCCGCGAAACTTCCTGATTATCCTGATTGCGTTTGTCGCGTGCTCGCTGCTGGCCCATGAGTTCTTGGGCTATGACGTCGAATTTGGAATCACGAACCTGTCTCTTTCGGTCGAGGCGACGATTGCCGGTGCTGTGCTTATGGTGGTAGCGGAAGAGTCCGCAGAGCTCCAGAGAACGACTGTCGCAGCTCAGGGAAGGATGCTTGAGGCGCTAGTATCTATGGCTGAGGCAGAGCGCGACGCGATGCGAACTCAAGGTGAACTTTTGCGGGCGATCAAGAGTCAGGATGAACGGTTGCTCGCAGCATTGGAGGGGAGATGATTCCGAGAGGCATCAGAAATAACAACCCAGGAAATATCCGGTGGGGCGATTCATGGGCAGGCCTCGTGCCTCGTTCCTCCCGCATGGATCCTACGTTCTGTCAGTTCGTTGATCCTGTGTATGGAATCCGTGCAATCGCTAGGATCCTCGGCACGTACTATGACATTTACCGTCTGTACACCGTGCGAGGCATCATCAGCCGATGGGCGCCGCCGAATGAAAACGATACCGAATCGTACATTCAAAACGTGGCGAAGCAATGCGGCGTAAAACCCGACGACGTTCTGCATATACATGTGGACAGTGTTCTGATGGGACTCATCAAAGGGATCATCCAGCATGAGAACGGCGAGCAACCGTATCCAGATCAACTGATAGAGCAGGGCATCCAACTAGCCAAATGAACCAGGAAATCGTTACGTACATCGCAGCTGCGTTCCTCGTAATCCTATGGACTGTCCTAGTCTGGACTGGCCATGCTGATGTGGAACTCGTCTCCGAAATCAAAGCTATGCTCGTCGCTCTAGGCGTCGTACACGGCTGCACGAATCTCCAACGCGTCCCGAAGGACGCACCTCCCACGAAGGACGCACCTTGAAAAAACTTGCTTGCAGTATTGCGATTTTCTCAATTTTTGCCGGCTGTACTACGGCTGAACAGGCCTCGACGGCTGACGCTGCTACGAAGCTTAAGGCTCAGGTAGTGAACGCCTGCATGGTGGTCGATCCTACGCTCCAGGCAGTCGCGGCAATGGATCCGGCGGTGAAGTCTGCTGCTGACACGACGAGCTTGGTTTGCTCGGCATCGGCAACGGTAGATCCGGCCTCGGTTCAGTCGCTGGTGAACACGGCGATTCCGGCTATCGAGCAGGCGGTCACGGCTTCTGCATTGGTCCCGGCAGACAAAAAGCCGCTAGTGGTAGCGGCTTTGGGCGTGTTTCAGTTGACTCTGTCTAACGCGTTCTCGGTGTACGGACAGTCTGTTCAGAAGACCTGATAGTATCCGTTATGTCAAGCGGCCCATATGGGCCGCTGTATCAAAGTACCCCGCTCCCGGCCTGCCAGCAGAGATAGAGAATACAGGCGATTGTACCGCCCACCGACCCAGCAGCCACGATGTCAAACAGGCTGCGCATGTGCTCAAATCGGGGATTCATAGGTATCCTCTTGCATCGGTTCTGTTTCCGGAATCGGCATGTCAATAACGCCGTCAGCGTCAATCGCAGCATCTACTACGGCCTGAAGACCTCGCGGGCGCCTCACGCCGTCAGATTTCGGCTTGACCTCTTCAGCCTTCGGCGCCGGCGCCTCTTCGAAGTCGTCATCACGCGTCACTAAGCCGTCCAGATCGGTAGACATCGGCAGGCGCTTGGCATGGCGTCGAATCACGGTCTTCTTCGCCATTTCGTCGTAGTCCGTTGCCCATGGCCCCTTATCCGGCGACCGGCTGCGCTTGCGAATCGCATTCACGTCATCGACTGACATAACCTCGCGCGACTTCTCGCCGTCCTTCATCACGACAATTGAGTAGACTGCGATCAATTCTCCTCGATTTCTCAGTGTCGGCTTATGGCTGATCTTCTCCTCGTCGCCAAGCTGGTAATCGAATTCGTCATTCTCGTAGACAGCGTTGACGCTCCACGTCGAGATTTCGCCCGAGTTGCGCACTTTCTTTTGGATCCCCGCGACCATGGGCATCCACTGAGCCTTATTACCGAACGTGACAATCGCTCCTTCGCGACCATCCGGCAACAGACCATCCTGTGCAGCTCGCATAGCAGCGCCGTACAGCGTCTGGCGATCAGCATTGAGAAGGGCCGGCGTATTCTGAATCGCCGTCATCGTCACGCGAACGAAACGCTCCGGGCTCACTTGCGGCGGCAGCGCTGCCTTGAACTGCGGTTCCATCTTCTCGATGGCGCTACGGACTACTGTGATTTCGTTGCTCATTGTTTCTCCTTTTTCTTGGTTACCTTGAACAATCGGTAACCTTCCCGGGTGTATGCCACTTCGCACGGCGCCACGATACCAGCGCTGATCGAATACCCGCTAGCCAGCACCTTCTCAGCCTCGCCAATCATCGTCAGAAGCTTTGCCTTCGCGATTTCCTTGTCTTCTTTGGCGTCCTTCTCGCGCTTAGATGCTTCGCTGTATTCTAAACAGAGTGATGCGATTTCGTCATCATCGCGAGCATCTAGGATTTTCCCGGGTTCCGCATATCCATGAAGCGATGCTACGAACGCTGCGTCAGTCGGATAGAACGGTTCAGGCTCCTTTCCTGCATCGATGCTCCACCAGAATTCACGGATCTTCTGTTCAATCCCCTGCCCTACTTTCGGGTCATACTCGCGGATCAGTACGTGAGGCTTGTTACCCCCTACCAGCACTCCGATGGCGCCCCATGTATAACCGCTGACATGGAGTTGGTGCTGCAACTGAATCTCGATGTGCGGAGGCGCTTCGATCTCGCCATCCTCGCCCACAGTCCAGTTATCTCGGAACGCAAGGTAGTCTACGTTCTTGATTTCGAGCATCCCTGGCGAATCATTCCCCGCCATTGATGCCGAATAATCAAATGACGATCCCATACGAATTCCAGGGACGCGTTCGTATTGCGGCCTAGGCGACCATGACCATCCCTGTTCTTCTGATATCCCTTCCGCAATCGCATCCTGCAACTTGCGTCCCCAAAACATCCGCTCGTTATCCTTGATCGTGTACACCTCGCCGGACTTCTTCCGATGCCACAGTTCAAACTTCGTCATGTACGGCGATAGCCCGAAGAGAGCCGGCGACTCAGTGCTGGTTACATCAAGAGTCCTAAGCTTAAGCCACTCTTCCTCGGAGGCGGGGATGATTGATTCTCTTGTCATTTCCACCCCTTATCATCTAAAAGCTTTTGAATCTGCTCGATGTATGCCTCAGCCAGATCTTTCTCAAGCTTTCTGTTCAATGCCGCTCGCATATCATCGTCCGCAATTCTCTTGAAGAAATCCCGCACATCGATCCAAAGAAATTGCTGCTCAAGCGTCATCTTACTCATTGCGTTCCCTCCCCGTCCAAACACAGAATCCTACGTAAAACGCCCCAATCGCTACGCCAAGCCAGACCGCCATGAGATACATAACGATCTGGTTGAAACTGCTGTCCAACAGCATCTGAATCGCTTCCATGATTCCTCCGTTTGCATGGGATGAATCATAGCCCGCCGTTGAGATTAGCGCAACGTGTTTTTCACAACATCTTTCGCCTGCTCTTCTGAGCGCACGATCTCAGCGATACCGCCAGCTCTGCGCACGGCCTCAATGAACCGTAGTTGGTCCGGAGTCGGCCTTCCCTTCTCAGTCTTCACCTCTAGCGCGGTAATCACAGCGATACGCTTGCCGACCATTTCGGGCGTAACCTCGAGCGATGTCCATCCGATCAGATCGGCGCCCCCTGGGTTCGCGATGCCGTATCGGATCGGTCGCCCGTCTTGCACATAGAAACCGCACTGGTTACGAAACAGAACGGTAGTCTTGGCTACTGCCAGCATAATGCGGCGCATTAGGGATGATTCGGTCATACTGTTCTCCGT